GTATTGATGTATTTAAAATGCACGGCCGTGAAGCAATACCAAGACTATACGAAACTATGGAAATAATTCGTAAGTGGGACAACGGTGACGAAATTCTTGTTGCTGGTTTTGAAACGTATCTTGAAGAAACTAATCTAAAAGACAAGCCTATTAACATCTGGCGCGACAAGATAAAAAACTGTAAGTTTGATTGCTGGGAATGTCAGTATTGCGATAAAATTTACAAAGCAAAATCAGACTTAGACCATAGTGATATTATTAAACATGTAGCAACAGTTATTGCTGATAGCGGAGTTCCTAAATTAAAAGTTGATGTCCCTGGCTTAACAAGTCCAAGAGTGCAAACAGTATTAAACGGAATTGCAAAAGGTGTTGGCAGTTATTTAGAAATAGGATCGTACTTAGGTGCTACATTGTGTTCAGTTATTAAAGATAACCCAATAAATGCTATTGCTGTTGACAATTGGATAGAGCAAATACAACCGCAAACAGGAAAAGATCTTCCAGCAAATAACTTTGAAGCATTTAAAGCAAACGTTGAAAAGTATCAACCTAGCTCAGGAGACTTAACTGTTATTAATGCAGACATGCTATCAGTTGATACAACTCCTTGGACCAAGCAAATACAAATGTTCTTTTATGATGGCCCGCATGATGCAGAAAGTACAGCAAGTGCCGTTAAACATTACTGGAATACTTTTTCAAATGAAGTAGTTCTTATATTTGATGATGCTAACTGGGCAGGAGTAGTTGAAGGCGCAAGAGAAGCAATTAATGAGTGCGAAGGCTTAGTAACATACGAAAAGATTTTATTAAACTCAGAAGAGAATCCAAATGAATGGTGGAACGGACTTTACATATTGGTTGTTAGAACATGATACATAACTTTTTTAGCACACCTATATACATTGATGTTATTGATGATCACAGAGTTAGTGATGAAATTGACAATGTAATTCCTAAGTTAGCGTTTAAGAATGATTGGCAGCCTGACAACGATACAGCGCCTACTACATTCATACCAGACACACAAATGAATGCAATAGAGGATCATAAATTAATTGCAACACAGCAAGCAATTTTTAATCATACACGCAAGTATCTTAAAGAAGCAGATCAAAATGTAAAACATGATCTGAGAATACAAGAGTCGTGGTTAAACACATTTAGTAGAGATCAAAATATTGGGTTACACGAACACGGATATCAGCCTAATGCACTTAGTGGTGTATACTATCATAAAGCTGATTCAACGTGTGGAATGATATCTTTTAAAAGTCCTAATCCTTTTGTTATTTCTTTCCCACATAGATGTGATAGGTACAGCAATATTGTTAAAATTCCTCCTGAAAAAGGAATGATACTACTATTTCCTAACTGGCTATTGCACAAAGTAGAACCTAACAGAACAGATAAAGAAAGAGTTTCTTTGTCTTTTAACATAGAATTTTTATATAATTAAGGCATGTAATATGATACTAACTAAAGCAAACAACATTGTAATATTCGGAGGCGGCACAAGCGGATGGTTAGCAGCGGCATATTTGCGAAATATGTTAAACTCACCTTGCAATATTACGTTGATTGAAGATTCAAGTGCAGGCCCAATCGGCGTTGGTGAAGGAACACAGCCGCTAACAGCAGAGTTTTTATGGCGTTGTGGAATACCTCCACATGTTTGGATGAATGCCGCTGATGCATCATTTAAGTACGGAGTTGAATGTGTTGGCTGGAATGATGAACCTTATTTTGTTGACAATGATACAGCATCAAATAGTCTTGTTGCAGAAAACTTATTTACGTCTGATTACTTTATAGACAAGCCTTATGCTGAATTAGCAAAATGGCATCCTGCTTACAGACTTGCTAAAGGTAATGTGTCGTTAAAGCTAGAAGATTATTTAGATGTTAATCCTGGTATGGGACCAAGTGGATTCGGTTCAGTACACTTTTCAGCGCATCAAATTATTAAAATTATCAAAGAATTAATTATTAACGATATAACATATGTTGATACTAACATTACTAAAATAACACAAAATGAAAACGGAATTGAGTATCTTATTAATGATGCAGGCGAAAAATACACAGGTGATTTATTTTTAGATTGTACTGGATTTGCTAGTTTATTACTTGAAAAAGAAATGGGTGCTAAATGGCAATCGTTTAATGATTTAGGGTTATTAACAGATCGAGCTGTAACAATACAAACTCAGTATACTGACCCGCAAAAAGAATGTCATCCTTATACTAAAGCAACTACAATGGACGCAGGTTGGTGCTTTACTATTCCTATCTTTACTAGGATAGGCAATGGATACGTGTATTCAAGTAAACACATCAGCGATGAAGATGCCGAAGCAGAATTAAGAAAACATCTAGGAGAGTATGTTGCTCCTGCTAGACACTTAAAAATGAAATGCGGAGCTCATACACAAATTGCTATAAAAAATGTTATTGGGGTAGGACTTAGTGCAGGATTTGTAGAACCATTAGAAGCAACAGGAATTACATTTACTACAGCATTAGTACACAGTCTGTCAGACTTATTAAATGCTCAAAATAATATATGGTCCGAACAGTCAAGGCAAATGATGAATCAAGGCTTTGGTGAAATGTCAGCAGAAATATTTACGTTTGTTTGGTCACATTATTACTTTAGTACTAAAGACGATACTGAGTTTTGGAAAGAGATACGAACTCAAAAGATAGAAGATCGTCCAAGATTTGTTAAAGAAATACTTGACGCATTTTTACCACACCCTAAAAGATTCTTACACTTAACACCTAGCAGCATGTTTTGTGTAACACAGTGGTTTAGTATGCTTCATGCAGGCGGAGCATATGAAGGAGTAGAGTCTAAACTATCTGATAAACAAAAAGAATATTCTGAGTATTTTCTCAACTCACATACAGCTAGAGTAGAACTTGCTGAAAAAGTGTTTCCAAATCATTACGATTACTTAAAAGAATGGTATAATCGATGACGCCTATTCTACACGCATACTTTTTTCATAAAGAAAATGTAGGTACGCAATCGCAAGTATCGGTATTACTTGATGACATTAATAATCAATATGATTCAGAGCCTACTACTTCGTCTACTAATTTAGATTGTTGGAGATCGTCACATGTGTACAAAAACACAGAATGGTTAACAGACGCAATTATGAATTTAGTTAAAGAAAATGTTGAGTACTACAGTGACATGGATTCGGTGTTTGCAAAAGGTATGACTAATGATAAAAAATATATTTTAACTTATTGGTCTAATGTAAATAAACCAGGAAGTCGTAATGTATTACACAGTCATAAAGACGCAATCTTTTCTGGAGTATATTACGTAAAAGGCTCAGGAACTGGTGATTTAAGGCTCGTTAATCCAGCAAACATATTAGGCGATTGTGATAGTATGTCGCCATTTACTAGAGATTTTTATTTTACACCAGCTGACAAAGATTTAATAATGTGGCCTAGTTGGATGCCACACGAAGTTGAAACAAATAAACATGCAAGCAAAAATAGAATTAATATAGCGTTTGACATCAGGATACAGAAATGAAAAAAATAGAATTCTTCTCAGAAATTGCCGGAGTAGCAGAAGCATGTCCGATTATACCAGCAAGTAAATTTATTACAAATTGGCAAAAACGAGCAATGGGCGATTTTAAAAACGCTTCTAAAACTGCAAAAGGAAGAATGGATCACATTGCACAATGCCCTGGAATCTTTGACTTAAACAGACACGGATATATTGTACCAATGTGGCATGATGTGTTAATTGAAACAATGGGCGATGGTAAAGATTTTAAATTCACAGTTCCTACTTCTGATATGCATGATTTAGCAGAAGGTAAAGAGATTCTTAGTAAACAAGAAACCGGAGTTGAAACATTAATGCCAGTTAGACCATGGAGCATGACCCCATTGATTAAGTTTAATACTCCTTGGAATGTAATTGCACCAAAAGGTGTTAAGTTTCTTATGATACCAATTGCGTATCCAGATAGTTTTGAACTTGATAGTAGTATCGGAATATTAGATCCTAGTGTAAGTACTGAGCTTAATGTTCAAGCATTTTATAATATTCCTAAAGGTGAATACCTATTAAAGGCAGGCACACCGTTAGCACAACTTATACCAATATCTGAACAGCAATTTGAGTTAGTAGTACGAGATAAAAATAAGCACGACGAGCTTTGGCTTAAAAAGAAAAGATTTATTATGAATTTTACATTTAAGATTCGACGTAACTTAGTACAGGATATATACAATAAGCACTTTGGAAAGGGTCGTTGATGTTTAGTAAAGAATGTAAAATACATATGGAAGAAGCAGGTATGTCAAGATGGCAACATTTTAAGTTCGCGTTTAACTTATTAGTAGAACTTAAAAAAGCAGAAATTGCTTTAATAGTACATATGTTTGCTCCACGCTATTGTAAAACTTATGCTAGTGATAAGATTAAAAAACTAGCAACACTAATGGAGAAAAAATAATGGCTATTGAAGAATTTGCCACAGATAACGGGATGACAATATTTAAAGTTCATCCTAAAAAAGTTAAAGACTCGTATACAATGCGAAAGTTTCAACGTGACCGTTTACGAACACAAGCTATGCTTACTAAGTTATTAGAGTATGATGATGTTATTATTGTGTATACAGACGATGATGGAGAAAAGCAACATCTTGTTGCAACACGAAATAGTCATCGTGCTCCTTTAATAGAAGAGCCGGTATCTATCGAAGAATATAAAAAAGGTCCAAAGGAAGAAATTCATCATATTAGTTTCCTTGTAATGCCAGGATATGAGCCTAGACTGATGCATGTTGATTGCATACAAGAGTTTGTTATGCCGACTGGCAATATATACGATGTTCTAAACACGCCAATTGAAGACGACTCTGACCCAGAGTTAGATGAACGTAATGAACGAACCTAGTGTATGCAGATAAATACTCTATATAAAGGAGTTTTATAATGGCATCAAACCAATCACCGGTTGTTGATAGAATTAGAATAATTCCTAGACCTGACGATTTCTTAGATAGAAACGTTGGATCTAGTGGAGAAGTCTTTTTCAACAAAACAACAAATTCATTAAGAGTGTACAGTGGCGCACTAGCAGGTGGATACGAGCTTGTAACCGCAGACTTAGCAAACGTAACTGATGCTGCTATATTAACAAAAGCATCTACCGCAGGTTTAGCAAAACTTGACTTAACTAATATTACTGATAGTACATTTTTAGCAAAGGCAACTCAAGCAGGAATAACAGCGTCAGCTGGAGCAAGCATTGATGTGTCAGAATCTGCTCCTAGTACACCAAGTCAAGGTAACATCTGGTTAAACAGTAATACTGGAGCGTTGTATGTTTATATTACAGACGTAGACAGTTCTCAATGGATACAGCCCATAGTTGGTATTAGTACTGGCAGTGGTGACAATAATCAAAACGCTTTTTCAAATTTTGCTGTTGGTGGACAAACAACAATAGCTGCAGACTCTACAACTGATACTGTTACATTAGTAGCAGGTTCAGGAATGACAATCACAACTAATGATGCAACAGATACTATTACATTTGCATCGTCAGGCGGTGGCGGCGGTGGCGGAATTGCTTTAACAGATTTATCTATTACTACAGGAAGTGCAAATGCTACGCCATCATTAGTATACGATAATACTACAGGAGTATTTACATATACTCCGCCTGCAATTAGTGACTTTATAACAGCTAGTTCAGCAGCCGCGTTAACTAATAAAACTGGTAACATTAGCCAATGGACTAATGATAGTACTTACCTAACAAGTTATGCAGAAACAGATACATTAAATAGTGTAACTGGAAGAGGTGCAACAACTACTAATGATATAACAGTAGGCGACATAACAGCAGATGCATACATTAATGCAGGCAGTGGAGCACCGACATTTACTAGTGCTAGTTCAATAACATTAACAGCACCCGACGGCGTGATAGCAAACGGTATACCTACTCCAAAGTTTGGCGGCTTTTTAGCACTTGCGGCAACTCCGACATTTACACTAACTGGATTTTCAAGCGTCACTCAGCAATCATCAGGAAATTATAGACTAACATTTACAACGGCATATTCGGCTGCAACTGATTATCAAGTAATGGCAACATATCAAGACTTTACTACAACAATTGGCGTACATACAGTTATTGAAAGATCAACTACTCACATAGATATTAATTTATATAGAGCAGATAACTCAGCGGCAGTTAACATAGGCACATTATTACTGTTTGTGTATGAGATTGCATAATGGAAAAAGAGTATGTTGTTGTTGTTAACCGTGGAATAAATTTAGAAGAGTTTGATGCTGAGTTATCAGCATCCTCAGGAAGCGGTCCCATACCAAATAGAAGTGTAGATGTAGCAAATGCTCGTATTGGCTCTAAGCGTATGACACACTGGATGTTAACTGATGACGAAGCAACAGCACTATCTGAAGATCCAAGAGTATTTTGTGTAGAAATACCCGCTGATCAAAGAGACGATATTAGCATAGGTCTTAATTCTAGACAAACAGGAACATTTTATAGAGGCTCAAATCTTAGTAGTGACTATGTAAATTGGGGACTAAGACGATGTACAGCTACTGACAACTCTGCGTTTGGCTTTCAAACTACACTAACTGGAGATTACGATTATGCTCTTGACGGCACCGGTGTTGATGTAGTTATACAAGACTCGGGTATACAAGCAGACCATCCAGAATTTAATGATGCTGCTGGCAATAGTAGAGTACAACAAATAAATTGGTACACAGCAAGTGGAATATCCGGAACACAGAGTGCAAATCATTATAGAGATGCAGACGGCCACGGAACACACGTTGCTGGTATTGCCGCTGGTAAAACTTACGGGTGGGCAAAAGGCGCAAGAATATATTCTCAAAAATTAGAAGGATTAGAAACACTAACAGGTACTGATAGTACTGGTATTCCTCTTGCTTCTTCCTTTGACTCGATTAGGTTATGGCACGCTGCTAAAGCAGGTTCTCGTCCTACAGTAGTTAATATGAGTTGGGGATACGGAGTAGACCAAGGCGGCAACCCAACAAGCGGAAACTATAGAGGAACAGCTTGGACTTGGGGGTCTACTTACACTGACAGATATGTTCTTTGGGCAGCTGTTGGAATTCCAACAGCAGTTATTGCTGCAGGAGTTAGAATACCAATTCGTGTAGGATCAGTTGATGCTGAAATTGAAGATATGATAGATGCAGGTATTCATGTTGTTATTGCCGCTGGTAATACTCCTATGAAGGCTGATGTAATAAACGGAGCCGACTACAATAATACTACTGTCTTTGGCGGGGTAACTTATAACTATCATAGAGGCAGTTCGCCATTTAGTGAAAATGCATTAATGGTAGGTAATATAGACAGTAGTGTACAATCATCAGGCGGTCAGTTTTATGACAAGACTGCAACTAGTTCTACTAGAGGTCCAGGAGTAAATATTTGGGCACCGGGCGGTGGAGTAGTTAGTGCGGCAAGTAATATAGGTGATGCATCATATACTACAATTGATTACCCAGATGATGCAAATTTTAAAATTATGAATATTAGCGGAACGTCTATGGCAGCACCACAAGTAGCAGGACTTATTGCATTAAAGTTGCAATCAGTTCCTACTAAACGCCCAGGGCCAATGAAAGCTGATATTATTAACGAAGCAAAAAGTGTAGTATACAATACTAGCTCATCTACTGATTATGAGAATCTTAATCAGAGCTTAATGGGTTCAGAACCAAACATACTATTTTCTAAGTTTGCATCGTACAACCCAATGAGTTTTACAGGTCCACTAACCATACGGAATGTTGGACCGACATTACGATAAATATACAAAAGGAACTATACAATGGCTTTAAATTTTCCAGTATCAGCTAACATAGACGACACGTACACAGACGGAACAACCACTTGGAAGTGGGACGGGTCAGTTTGGAACATCGCTGACGGTGCAGATGGTGTTGCATTATTTAAAACAGTAGCCGGCGATTCAGGAAGTGCAACAGCAACTATTGCAACTGATACCATAACAATCGCAGGCGGCACTGACATTACTTCTAGTGTTGCTGGCAAAACAGTTACTCTTAATTACACTGGTGCAGCATCTAATCCAAACTTGTTTGCAACTATAGGCACAGACGATGGTACATTAACAGCAGCGTCTGCTACAAGTAATGTAGATATTTTAGGTGGTACACATATAACTACCCAGAACGCTACAGATACTGATAACATAGAAATTAACTTAGCAGCATTTACTGTAGACTTTTTGTCAGATGTTGACACAACAACATCACCCCCAAGTACAGGTAGTGTATTAAAATGGGACGGTGCTAAATGGGCTCCTGGAACTGATGCTACTACAGGTGGTGGCGGTACTGATGCAGATACTCTTGACGGACAAGATGGATCATATTACTTAAACTATAACAACTTATCAAATACACCTAGTGTTCTTTCACTAACTGGTCTAAGCATAGGCAATGAACTAGCGGCAAGTGGTGACGGAGCAATTACTTACGATAACACTACCGGTGTTTTTAGATACACTCCACCTGATACAAGCACATTCCTTACAAGTATTCCTGCACAGACATTTGCTAGTTTAACAGGCAAGCCAACTACACTAGCAGGTTACGGCATTACTGATAGCTTTGCTGGCGCATTTAGTAATTTAACATCTAAACCAACAACGTTATCAGGATACGGAATTACTGATGCAGCTACATCTGCAAGTATTCCAACTACGTTAACAGATTTAAGTATCACTGACGGAACTGTAAACCAAGTACTAACAACTAACGGAGTAGGCGGATTTAGCTTCCAAGACGTTGCTGCATCATCTGGTGAAGTTAATCAAAATGCATTTAGTAATGTTGCTGTTGCTGGTCAGCAAACAATAGGCGCAGATACAACAACGGATACATTAACTATTGCTGGTGGCACCGGAATAACAGTAACGACAGACTCGTCAACTGATTCAGTTTCTATTGCATATAACGGAGCTTCGGGTGTTACTACATTTGCTGCGTTAACTGATGTTAATGATGCAAACTTTTTAACTGTTGATAGAATATTTGAAGGTACAGCAACAACATTTCAAGTAGATAATGTTGGCAACTTAGCATATAATTTTGAACCACATTATGCAGGCAATAACCCAACAGTATACCTTATATCTGGACATACATACGGATTTGACTTATTGGGTACAGGCGGACATCCGTTTGTAATACAAGATGGTACTTTAAACAATCTTACTACAAATTTATTACACGTTGGTATTGATGGAACAGTAAGTGCTGATAGTGATGCACAAGGTAAAGATACTGGAACATTGTATTGGAGAATACCTGAAACTACTAGTGGAACATTTGCATATCAATGTACACTACATTCGGCAATGGTTGGAGCATTTACTGTTAAAAGATTAAGTTCGTTGTAAATCGTTAACTACGCTAGTTAATTGCTTGCGTATCTCAATAATTTTAATTCTGTTTTCTTCAATTAACCTTGGATCAAAATCATGACTTGCATCTATTAACAATGCATGTTCTGACATTTGTTTAAGTAAATTATTGCACTCTGTTTTAAGACTAGGGTTAGTTATAGTTGACAGTTTTGCAGTAAAGTATTTTAAATCTTTTTGGTACTGTGGTAGATCACTAAACTTCAGATTGTTCATCGTCGCTTGCCTTGATATTATCTGCAGGAATTATATGATAAACATCTTCAGGAATATGTTTTGTTGCTGTTTCAGCAATAGCACTTCCGGCATACAGACATTCTAAACTAACTGGCATTAGCGGAGTTACATGGAATACAGAACCCTCACGTAATGTATTTTCGTATAACTTGCCGGTGTTAGTATCAATCCATCTTATTCTAAGTTCACCAGCATTAACAAACCAAGACTTAGTAGTTTCTTTAGTAAAGCTCATGTTAGTCTTAGATCCAATATGATCAAACACTAGTATTCGACTACTATAGTGTTCAGTATTGGCCCATAAAACTTCGTATCCAAATTCTGTCTTTGTTACATTATCGTTCATTTTAATACCTAATTAATTAAGTTAATCACTTCAAAGAGTGTTTCTAACTTTCGTATGTTAATTTTACTTTCGAGCGTATTTTTTAATCCAAAGTGTAAAGGCTTAGGCCATTTATTAAAACTAACCCAGGCGTATCCGTCGTGTTCTCTATTAAGTATTGGAAGAAACTCTTTTTCGATTACGCACAAGTACGTGTGAAACAAGAATCCTGCATCATTACTTACGAATGTTTCCAGTGGAATAGTTTTTTTAATTTCAGGAATGTTACCAATTTCTTCTTTAATTTCTCTTTGTAACCCTTCCCACGGTGTTTCTTTATCTTCAGTCGTTCCGCCAACTAATCCCCAAACATTATCTCGTTTGGTATTAGCCCTACGTACAAATAGGAAGCGTTTAGTTTCTAGGGTATAAAAGATTGCACCACTACAGATAATTTTTTTGCTCATACAAATAATTATCTTTAAAGTGCCAGCCTCCAGGTTCCTCTTGGATACTCACCGTCTACAGAAAGTAACCATTCTGTGTTATTCCAGCGGTATTGTTTAGAAGTTGTAAGATTAGTAATGTATACTACGTCTGTTGAGCTATCATTTGCTGAGGCATCAAATACAACATGCCACTTAGTTCCGTCCCATTCAATTATGTCATTAGCTTGTGCAACAAAGTCAGTGCCGTTAGTGTTTTTCCACGCATCAGGACCGTCTGTATTTGTTGAATTACCAATTGGATTTAATATTAAAACTCTTGGAGTAGTTGATCCTAAGTTTAATGCAGTTGTTCCTGTTGTAGCTGGATCTATAATATAGTCTACATTACTTCTATCGCCTACAGGACCAGTTAGTACTGTATTATCAGGAAGTGAGTCAGCATCCCAGTTAACAACTATCTGAGTTTCGTCAATTGGGTTTGTACTAAATGTACCAACTATAGCATACTCTACATCTTGATAGTCTAAACGTCTAAGATGTATTTGTGATATGCCTGGTTCGTATGATCCCGGCATTGCTTCAAACAATGTTCTCCAATCAACTGTACCAACTTTACCTTTGTATATAAGTTTAATATTATTTCCTTCAACATATATACCTTGATTTTCATATGTAACTGTTGCAACATTTGTAGCATTACTAGTTTCATATATTTCATTACCGTCACGATCAACACGCCCGACTACTATTGAGTCGTCCCATGCTGAAAGTTGTGGGGTAGATAAATCAGCTTCAATAGTGCCTGCACTTTCATTATGTATACTAGCAATAATGTTTGTTATAACACCAAGTTTTTTAACTTTAACTGGCGGACTAATATATATTGGTACTGCGAAGCTGATAGATGCTACATCTATTTCGCTGTCTGTGCCTACTGGAATAGTTCTACTACTAAAATTAATACTAGTAATGCTTACTGTTGTAAGACTAGTCCAGTCAATATAATTATCTGTTGTTTGTATTTCTAATGTAGGATTAAACAACACTAGTATTTGTTCCATTAGTTGTAATTTTTGATCAGTATTTGATGTCCATAAATCAACATTACAATTTAGTATGTACGGAGTAGGGTGCAACCGCTCTACTGTATAGTTTTTACCTTGAATGCCTTCGTATGATTCAGTTACAGCATTATACTTTTGCTCTCTAATATGTTGTTTACTAATAAAACTTGAATCTGATATCCTAGAGCTATCAGTTTCTAGTCCTTGAATGTAAACACCCATTCTAGGCACACTTGGTACTTTGTTCTCACTGTTATCTCTTAGGATACTACCAACTTGTCTAGTAATGTCGCCGTACATAACTGGTACAGTAACAAGATTACTTTCAGAATCTTTGTAACTAAAGTTACTCATTAACCTAACCATTTGAGTTACATATCGTCTTATTTGACCATCATAAAAATGCTGCATTTAGATATCCGCCTCTGGTTTCTTAGGTCTTAGTGCTTTACTTAGACTACTACGTTCTGTAACAGTTTCACCTGCAATTGAGTTAGTATTTGTATTGTTGATAAACGTTCCTTTTTGTGTACTTTCGGTATTAGTATTTGATAATGTCATTCTTACATCACCTTCAACTTTAATCCATCTAGTACCGTCATATTGGAAAAGACGTTTTGGTAAAAAATCGGTTCTTAAAAAGTAGTCACCAACAGCTTTATCAGTTGGAAAAGATATACCGTGACCAAATGTTGCTCCGTTAGGTGCATTTTCTTGCCCAACTAAGTAACCTTGATAACCTGATCTAACCGGCTTAGCTTGTATATCGCCGTCAGCATTAACATTTTTAAGGTCAATGCTACCGTCAGCATTAGAATCTAAACTATAATAGTGTGCAACATCAAATCCTGCTTTAGGCGCATCAGCTTCTGCTTGTGCTACTACAGCATTGTTAATTTGCATTTCCTTTTCATACGTTGACATTACATCACGTAGAGTATCTCCACCTGGAGCATGTTCGTCTGCCGGCAAGTCTAATATATCTTTGTATTCTTGTGAATCGTATATTTGCTTTAATTTAAGTCTGTATAAGTGCGGATACCATGTAGGCGAAAATCCTTCTGCTGCTCTATTAATATCTTCAATAACATAAAAGCGTTTAAGTGCTATGCTATAGTCATTAAGTGCATGTTCATCTTTAAGATGGGGTAACTCAATAACATCGCCAGCCATCAATTTACGGCCTATAGTTTCAACACTACTATTAATGTGTACAGTCATAAACAATGTATCATTGCTTAGGAATAAACCAAACTGACTTAAATCAAAGTCTATATCTTGTACATTATAAATTCCTCTTATGGAAAAAATGTCTGGATCATACTTGCGATCTCTGTTTTCCATAAACAACATATCTTGTATGTTTGTTTCTTTAATTACATCATAGCGAGGTTGATCAACAGTAGCTTCTTCTGCTGATGTGTTCTTAGGGCCTATATACTTATGAACAAATAAGTCTGTCCCTCCAATGGTAAACATTTCAAGGACTTGCTTATCTAAAAATCTGTAATCTGCACCCCGTTCGGGTTTATATAAACTTAATCTTGGCATACACATATTTATCGAATGTTGCCTCCGAACGATAAATACTATTGGAGAACAATTATATGTCAGATTTAGCAACACAAAAACAAGAAGTATTCGATTACGTGCATAGTATGCTAGGCGGCGGTATGATCGATGTTGAACTTGATCCTATTCATTACGAAACAGGATTAACAAAAGCATTAACTACATATCGACAACGATCAGATAATGCTGTAGAAGAATCGTATATCTTTCTAGAGCTAGTACCTGATCAGAACGAATATATACTAGCACCTGAAATTATGGAAGTACGTAAGTTATTCCGTAGAAGTATAGGGTCACGTTCAGGCGGCGGAGACGGCGGTACTACATTTGAACCGTTCAATATGGCATATACCAACACATACTTGCTATCAAGTTCTAACATGGGCGGACTAGCAACATACGATATCTTTAGTCAATACCAAGAACTAGTTGGACGTATGTTTGGTTCTTTTATTGAATTCCAATGGAACAATACTACAAAGAAATTAACTATATTACAAAGACCAAGATCGGACGAATCTGTAATGATGTTTTGTTATAACTATCGTCCAGACACTGAGCTACTTAAAGATTACCAAGCGGTACAGTGGATCAAAGATTATACACTAGCCAGCTGTAAGTATATGCTTGGCGAAGCAAGATCTAAATTTGCTACTATTGCCGGTCCACAAGGTGGATCAACTCTAAATGGCGAATCACTTAAAGCAGAAGCACAAGCTGAAATAGAATCACTCAAAGCAGATTTAGTCTTACAAATTGGCGGCGGTGTAGGCTACGGCTTTACAATTGGCTAATGCAGCTGAAATAAAAGAAGCCTATAGGCTTTATTGGCTCGTTAAGGGTCACATCAATCCAGACGAAAATACAGTGTTATCATCAGCAGATAGCTACTTCCGCAGGCTTTGGAACAATAACGAAGCATCAATTCACGAAGAAGGCTTCGAAGAAGCATATAATCAATTTAGACAAAAAGACCTTGACAAGTAGCATAAAGTATACTATAATATAAGCTATTACAAAGGATTAATTTATGTTGCCTAAACTATTAATAGTAGGCCATGGTCGTCATGGTAAAGATACAGTATGCGAATTGCTAGAAGCATACGGATATACATTCCAATCATCATCAAAGTTTTGTTCAGAGCTTTTTATATTCAATGACCTAAAAGACACGTATGGGTATGCAGACGAAGAAGAGTGTTATGCAGATCGGCACAATCATCGTACTGAATGGTATAATATGATACACGATTACTGTAGTAATGACTTAGCTCGCTTAGGGCGTAATTTGTTTGAACATCACGATATCTATTGTGGCTTGAGAAATAAGCGTGAATTTTTTGCAATGCAAAATGAAGAAATATTTGACCATGCAATATGGGTAGACAGAGGCGATTACTTACCTACTGAAGATCCAAGCTCAATGAGTATCGAACAATGGATGTGTAATTATACTATTGACAACAATGGTGATATGCTAAGACTTAAAAAGAATGTGGATATTTTAATACGCAGGATTTTTAAAAATCAGGGACTAAGTCTCCCTGCTTCCAGCGACTACCTTCTTTCTGAATTGTACGTTGACAGTTAGCACAAATAGTTTTTAAGTTTAAAGGCCGGCAGTTGTTTAAATCTCCGTCTACATGAAACACATTAAACTGTTCAGGGTATCTGCTACTAAAGCCGCATTTTTCACATTTGTCTTTTTTAATGTAGCCTTGCTGTTTCCATTTAGGAACCCCGACACTTTTACCGGAAGTCCTTAAACAGCGTTCACACCGTTTTCTGTAATAAGTTTTATTACCTTTTTTATAGTTAATTGCCGCAGGACGCTGTCCGCATACACATAATGGTCTCATACTGTATTTACCTCACCTTTTCGGTCCCTTTTTTATGGTGTTTTCGCCATCCTTTTTTATCCTAGATGCTAAATACATATAACAACTTATACCTAATAGGAGAACAAAATGGCATTAACATCACCAGGAGTACAGGTTAGCGTAATAGACGAAAGTTTCTATACCCCAGCTGAACCAGGTACAGTACCAATGATATTCGTTGCTTCCGCTGAGAATAAACTCAATGGCGCAGGCACAGGGACGGCAGCAGGAACACTTAAGGCAAACGCAGGTAAGCCATACTTACTTACTTCACAACGTGACCTTACTGAAACCTTTGGTGACCCGAAATTTATTACAGATTCAAATAACAATCCAGTACACGCAGGGGAACTTAACGAGTACGGATTACAAGCAGCTTATTCAATGCTTGGTGTTAGCAACAGAGCATATATTGTTCGTGCAGACATCGACCTTAATGAACTAAACGCTTCAGCTACAGCACCAGCGGCTGCACCAGCAGACGGAACAAGTTGGTTTGATACACAAACATCAACTTTTGGTATTTTTGAATGGAATTCAAATGTAGCTACTACAACAGGTGGACAAACTTTTAGTAACAAAGTTCCAACTGTAATTACAGACATAACAAAGTTAGTCGGTAATGCTGTATCAGGCGATCCTAAAGCATCAGTTGGCCAAATTGGTGATTATGTAGTTGTTGCAGCAACAACAGTAAATAAGTTGTTTTATAAAAATTCAAGTGGCGCATGGGTAATAGTCGGAAGTGCAGCTTGGAAAGGTAGCCACGCTACTATAAAAAGTTCAGCAGCTGTTGCAAGTGTTGCATCAGGTGTTACAATGACAATTAACAGTGTTACAGTTACATCAAACGCTACAACACTATCAAGTGTAGTTGGTGTTATTAATGGCTTATCAATTGCAGGCGTTACAGCAGCAGTTGTTGACAGTCAATTAGAATTATACAACACTGGCGCTTCAACACAAACTATTGTAGTTGCAGAAGGTTCAGGACTTGCAGAAGACGTTAAGATTGCAGCAGGTACTTACAAGATTCCAGCATTAGTAACTTCAACACATACAAGTGTACCACAGTTTAAAGTTGGAGACGACAATCGTCCAAGCGGCAGTATTTGGTTTAAAACTACTGAGCCTAACTTAGGTGCTCGTTTAAGAGTTAAACAGTATGCTACAGGAACAGCAACATGGACACAAGTTGCAGCTCCGATACATGCTACTAACCAAGCAGCACTTTATGCAATGGACAAAAGCGGTGGCGGTGCTAATTTAGCAGCTGGCGCAGTTTATGTACAAACTAACGCGGCAGAAGAAGCTATTAATTTAGCAACATTTAAGATCTTTAATAGAGCAGCAGCAGGCGCTACTGTAATTACAAGTTCAGCTGTTGCAACTCAGCTTTCAGCACAAAGTTACGCTTTTGATATTCAAGAAACTTTAGCAAACAATGTGGCATTACAAACAGCAAAAACTGTATCATTTACAGCAACAGGCGCTTCAAGTGACGCAGACGTATTAGCAGGTGCTATTAACAGTGCAGGCTTTACAAATATTATTGCTACTGTTGATGCAGCTAACAAAGTTTCAATTAAGCACACATTAGGTGGCGACTTCCGTATTACAGATACAGGCGGTGCATTAGCACTTGTTGGTTATGCTGCATATGTAAGTGTTAACTCAGGAACACCTAACTTATATGCTGTTCCAGCAGGCGACACAGTTAATGACTTTGTTGCAAGTAACTGGAAAGTACTAAGCTACACAGCAGGTGTAAATGCTCCAACAGCACTAACAGCAGACGGAACACTTTGGTACAATTCAATTGTAGACGAAGTTGACATGATGATACATAATGGTACAACATGGGTAGGATACTTAGCTGCAACAAGTCCGTTCTTTGCAGCCAGCGATGGTGATAAGACTGACCCAGCTGGACCACAAGTAGCGGCACTAGCGCCAACACTACAGTCAGATGGAACAGCACTTAAAAATGGCGATCTTTGGATTAGCACAGCAGACTTAGAGAACTATCCATTAGTTTACAAATATAACGGAACTACTTTAAAGTGGGTATTACTTGACAAAGCTGATCAAACTACAGAAGATGGTATACTATTTGGCGATGCTCGTTACAACACAGCAGGATCAAACAGTGCAGCAGCAGGTGCTATTGCAGACTTACTAGCAAGTAGCTACTTAGACACAGATGCTCCAGATCCAGCACTATATCCAAAAGGTATGTTGTTATGGAACACTAGACGTTCAGGCTTTAATGTTAAGAAATTTGCTAGAGACTATGTAGATACAGCAGCTGACAACATTAGAAATGGTGACGAGTCAATGAGTGCATACTACAAACACCGTTGGGTAACTGAGTCAGCTAACCAAGCTGATGGTTCAGGTAGCTTTGGTGCAAAAGCACAACGTAAAGTTGTTGTGCAAGCAATGCAAGCAATGATTAACAGTAATGACGCTATTAGAGATGACGAGTCCAAAGTGTTTAACTTAATGGCAAGTCCGGGTTATCCAGAACTAATTGGCGAAATGATTTCACTTAACAATGATAGAGGTTTAACAGCATTTATTGTTGGTGATAGTCCAGCTAAACTAACATCAGACGCAACATCATTAAACGACTGGGGTTCAAATGTAAACCTAGCTGTTGAAGATAATGATAACGGTCTAGTAAGTAGAGATGATTACTTAGGTGTATTTTATCCATGGGGCTTCACAAGCGACAACGCAGGTAACAATGTTGTTGTTCCACCAAGTCACATGATGCTAAGAACACTGGCATTAAGTGATCAAGTTAGTTATCCTTGGTTTGCACCAGCAGGTACAAGACGCGGTGGCATTACTAATGCTTCAGCAACAGGATACATTAATTCTTCAGGTGAATTTGTAAGCATAGCACTAAACGAAGGACAACGAGACACACTATATAGTTTAAGCATTAATCCAATTACGTTTATTACTGGTGCAGGACTTGTTAACTTTGGTCAGAAGACTCGTGCAAGAGCAGCTAGTTCTTTAGATAGAATTAACGTTGCAAGACTTGTAATCTTCCTACGTAGTCAGCTTAACAAACTTGCTAAGCCTTATATCTTTGAGCCAAACGATAAGATCACACGTGATCAAATCAAACAAGCGGCTGAAAGTTTATGCTTAGAGTTAGTTGGTGCGAGAGGACTTTATGACTACTTAGTAGTATGTGACGAGAGTAACAACACACCAAGTAGAATAGACAGAAACGAGCTATATTTAGATATCGCAATAGAACCAGTTAAAGCAGTTGAATTTATATATATTCCGTTGCGTTTGAAAAATACTGGCGAAATAGCAGGCTTGTAAAAATGATAAATAATATTATAACAGGAGCAAGATAAAATGGCTATTTCATCACTATCAAAAATTACAGTTCCACTAGCAAGTGATAACAGTTCTTCTAACCAAGGATTGTTAATGCCAAAACTTCAATATCGCTTTAGAGTGAGCTTGGAGAACTTTGGTGTTAGTGCAGGGGAAGTTACAGAGTTAACAAAACAAGTTGTTGATGTTACTAGACCAAACGTTAGCTTCGAAACTATGACAATTGACGTTTACAATTCAAGAGTATACTTAGCAGGTAAACATACCTGGGAAGCTATTACATTGAACTTAAGAGACGATGCAACAGGCGCAGTCCAGAAATTGGTCGGCGAACAACTACAGAAGCAATTCGACTTTATGGAGCAATCAAGTGCTGCAAGTGGAATTGATTATAAGTTCGTTACTAGAATCGAAGTATTAGACGGCGGCAATGGTAACTTTCAACCAACTGTACTAGAAACATTTGAGATATACGGTTGTTACTTAGAAAGTGCAAACTATAACACATTAGCATACAGTGCTAATGAACCAGTTACAGTATCACTAGCTATTAAGTACGACAACGCTATACAAACTTCAGGCGTAAGCGGAGGCGGTGTTGGTAGTGCTATTGGCAGATCAGTAGCAGCTATTGCATCTACTACAGGCGTAAGCTAAAAGTAATTGTAATTTACAAATTAAAAAAAGGATCTTTTATAGGTCCTTTTTTTTTATCTACGTACTTAATTCATCTGGATAAATATTAGTATGAGCAAATTCGGTGGATTTTTAGATAATTTAATAAGTGGGGCTTTATCACCCAAAGGCGACATGGCGGACTACGCACATGCAGCCCGACTATACACAGATGACAACTTTAGGTTAGCGCCTAAGACAAAGTTTCTTTATCATGTGGCATTCAATATAAACGAAGATGTAATTAAAAAGGTTCGTCCTAACTTTGATAAAAAGCATGGACTAGAAATCAACATGCTAGTCAAGACAGCAGACTTGCCTAAGTATAATATTACAACTGAAACAAAAAACAAATACAATCGGAAGAAAAACTTACAAGTTCGTTTAGACTACGATCCTATTAATATTACATTCCACGACGACAACATGGGACTTACAACTTACCTTTGGGAAAGTTATTATAGGTACTATTATGTAGATGGCAACTTAGGAAGTTTAGATGCTGCAGGGAAACCAAATGCAACAAGTGCAGGGTTTATGCCACATAATACGTATGAAGGTAAAGGGCTTAACACGTTTAGATACGGTTTTGATAATAACTCATATGAACCATTCTTTAACAGTATTCAAATAAGTCAAATGGCTAGACATCAGTATGTAACATATACACTTGTTAATCCTATTATAAGTAGTTTCCAACACGATACTATGGATAATTCCGCCGGTGGCGAAACATCACAAAACACAATGCAAATTTTATACGAATCAGTATTTTATAGTACAGGCGCTGTTGAAGAAGGTAATGCTCCTGTAGGATTTGCTACAGAACATTACGATACATCACCAAGTCCGATTAGTGTTGCAGGCGGTGGCGTAGCTAATTTATTAGGTGGCGGTGGCGTACTAGCCGGAGCAGGAAGTGTGTTCAGTGATCTTAGTAGCGGTAACGTTGGACTGGGTACGTTAATTAATGCATCTAACACAATTAAAAATGCTAAAAAGTTAACTAAAGAAAGTATACGTAATGAAGGCTACAGTGTAATAGGAAAATCATTATCAGCTACAACTGGTGCTAATGTAAGCGGACTTGCAAACTCAAGTTTTCCAAAGTCAGGCGGCACAGGGCAAACCAATGCTACTACAGCTGAAGCATTGGTTACACGTAAAGTTAATAAACCATTAGCTAACACAGATATACAAAACGAATTAAATAACACACCAGGACTTAAAGATGCTGTAGCAAGACAATTAGTTGCTACAGGAGTAGTAGCGTCAACTGTAGCAGGACTTTCAGTTGGTCTTGCACCAGGTCTTGGATTATATGATACACTAACTACTCAAGAAAAAAACGCAATTAAAGAAGAAGTTGACGAAAAAATTGCAGAAGGAGATCCTAAAGTTCTTTCTGTAGGAAATAAAATTGTTGCGTCTTATAGAGAAACACAAGGAAGAATAGCAAATGTCTAGTAACTTACCAGTAGAAACATTCGACTCAGCTGACGCAACTAAAAAGTTTTTTGATCAGTATTTTACAGAATCAATATCTTATCCTAGTAACCAAGTTGATGCCGTTGTAGGCTTTTTTGAAAATAAAGGGTTTGAAAAATTAGCTGCAAGAAGTACAGCTACAGTTATACTTCAACAAGCTAAAGTTGACAATGTTAATGTGTTTGAAATTATCGATACACTTAAAGGCTTAACTAAAATACAACTAAGCGAAATTGTTGCTACTATTTTAAACTATGATAGAAATAAAGTTAGTACACTTGGCTTTAGATCAACATCAGTTTCGGAAAAGTTAGAACGAAGAAACATTGTAGAGTAACGCTATGGGCCGTTTTGCACAAGGCAAGTACACTCCTAAATATCCAGAAAAGTATGTAGGAAACAAAAACCCAACTTATAGAAGTAGCTGGGAGTTTGCGTTTATGAAGTTCTGCGATGAACATTCCCATGTTGAAAAATGGGCTAGTGAAGCAGTTAAAATCCCTTATAGAAATCCACTAACAGGTAAGCATACTATATACGTCCCAGACTTCTTTATAGTATACACAGGTAAAAAAGGTGGACAGCAAGTTGAACTAATTGAAGTTAAACCCGAAAATCAAACTGTGTTTGAAAAACTAGGACGTAGTGCTCACAATAAAGCAGCTTGGATAGTTAACCAAGCAAAGTGGGAAGCGGCTACTAAATGGTGTAAATCTAAGGGTATTCGTTTTAGAGTGATATCGGAAAAAGATATCTTTCATAATGGCGGCAAACGAAAATAGCTAAATAATAATACTAGCATATAATGGAAAGATCCAATGACTAAAAAATTAGAAGACTTATTAAATTTGCCTGAATCAAAAGAAATTATAGATGATGCAAAAAAAGTAAAAGCGGAAACTGCTGTTGTTGAGCAACAAGATACATTTCGCGACATAGCAGAGTTTGATAAGATTGCTAGTGCATTACCTGCCGTAAAAGGCCTAGGATTAAAAGCAGACGAAGAACTTAACGATATTGCAGAACGTGCATTAACAGCATACGAAGACTTAATGGACTTAGGTATGAATGTAGAAGCACGTTATAGCGGTAGAGTATTTGAAGTTGCTGGCGGAATGCTAAAGACTAGTTTAGATGCCAAGGTTGCAAAGTTAGATAAAAAGATAAAGATGATTGATTTGCAACTTAAAAAAGAAAAAATGGACAAAGATTCCGTGGATACAGGCGATATGGTTAACGGAGAAGGCTTCGTTGTAACTGATAGGAACAGCCTACTAGAACGTCTAAAAGGAATGGATAAGGATAAATAATATATAAGATAGGAAAACTAATGATGAAATCTTTTACAGAATTTTTAATAGAATCAAAAAAAACATATCCTTTTAAAATAGGAGTGGCCGGTGAACTACCCGAAGGCTTTGTAGACGCAATGGAGACCGCACTTAAAAAGTATGATGTCATCAATATGTCTGCAGGTAAGAAAACTCCAATTCAAGAAAGACCTTTAGACTTTCCTCAATTAGAAAACACAGAAGTAACATACTTCGAAGTAGAACTAACATATCCAACTACAACACAAGTACTACAAGAGTACCTAGCTAAGTGTTGTGGCATTGAACAAAGTTATTTTATTGTACGTAACCCAAATGAGCCACAAGAAGAATACCAACAGCCAAAAGCAGGCGGAGCATACGAACCATTGTTAACGCAAGAAGACATGGGCGGCGCATCTGCACAAAAAGAAGTTGGTGGTAATAGAGTAATGGACTTATTAAAGGAACTTGAAACAGCTCGTAAAGAACGTGCGGCACCAAGTGATACAGTTGGTGAAACAGTAAAAACAGAAACTAAACAAAAGGAAAACGCAACTAGCGTTATAGGGAGTTAATTATGGATTTAAAGAATCTAATTCAAACAATGGACGACTTAGATAAGTCTAAAAACTTAACTGAGTCTGTTTACGAACAAGGCATGAATCCAGGAGCTCCTGTTAGCATGAACGTAAGTTTAAATGCAAGCGGTAAAGAGCATGTTGCGGATTTAATTGGCATGATGAAAAACGCAGGCCTTGGAGCACCAGAAGGTGACGCAGCACCAATAGGGTCAATGCGTAACGACATGGAAGACTTTAGAGATAGAGTAGACGGACCACATGACGATAAAGGTCATGAACACTTTGGTACAGATAAAGATATTGACGACCCAGAAGAACCAGGACAAGATGATGTACCAGGCGATGACGATTCTGAAGAAGGATTTTTAGGTGGAATAGCAGGCGGCGTTGCTGGCAAAGTAGGCGGTGCAGCACTAGGTGGCGCAATAGGTGGACCAGTTGGTGCAGCTTTAGGTTCTACAGTAGGACAAATAGCTACAACAGCAGCTGGCGCTCATATAGGCGACAAAATGACTGATGATGCAGATCCAGAAATTGAAGGTTACTCAAACGAACCAGATGAAGAATATAGAGATCACAAGTACATGACTAAAGATTTAAGCGGTGGAATTAACCGTGAAAAGAAAATGTACAAAAAAGCATCAGACGGTGATAACCCAATGGCAGTTGAATCTATTAAAGAGAAACTTATAAAAGAGTTAAAAGCATTTAAAGAAGCAAAAGATAGTTTTGACGAAGCAGGCTGTACAAAAGAAATGAAAAGACTTGACGCAAGTGGATGTTCAAAAAATGAAATGCTTAAAAAAGTAGGTCCTAAATTTGGTTGCGGAAAAGAAAAGTTTGAAAAACTATACGCAAGTAGTTGCGGTAACCACTAAAACAAATAATAATAAAGTAATACCCCATAACTCAATAGGCTCTCCGGAGCCTATTTTTTTGGTTAAATACTAGTATGAGTAAATCACTTGATGGCGTTCTAACCAAAAAAGCCAACCAAAAAGAAAAATACACAGAAGCCCAAATGGCTGACTTGTTAGCCTGCATGGATCCTGACACTGGGTATTTGTATTTTGCACGTAAGTTTGCATTCATACAACACCCTGTACAAGGTAAGTTGTTATTCGATCCTTATGAATATCAATTACGATTAATGCATAGTTATCATCACTATCGCTTTAACATTAATATGATGCCTAGACAAACAGGTAAAACTACCTGTGCGGCAATATACCTTGCTTGGTATGCAATGTTTATGCCCGATCAAACATGCCTTGTAGCTGCACACAAGTATACAGGCGCACAAGAGATTATGTCACGTATTCGTTACGTATACGAAACATGTCCAGATTATATTAGAGCAGGTGTTACAAGTTATAACAAAGGTAGTATTGAGTTTGAAAACGGTTCACGTATTGTAGCACAAACAACAACAGGTAATACAGGACGTGGTATGAGTATATCATTACTATACTGTGACGAGTTTGCGTTTGTGCAACCTAACATTGCTGAAGAGTTTTGGACTTCAATATCTCCTACACTAGCAACAGGTGGTCGTGCTATTATTACAAGCACACCAAATAGTGACGAAGATACATTTGCTACTATTTGGAAGCAAGCGGAAGATAAGTTTGATGAACATGGTAACGAACAAGAGCTAGGATCAAACGGATTTGCTAGTTTCGTAGCACATTGGAGTGAACATCCAGATCGTGACGAAGCATGGAAAGTAGAAGAAGTTGGACGTATTGGTGAAGAGAAGTTTAGACGTGAGTACGGTTGTGAATTCCTAGTATTTGACGAGACCCTGATCAACAGTATATACTTGGCTAATATGGAAGGTAAAAATCCTATATTAAATATGGGACAAACACGCTGGTATAAAAAACCTACCTCTGAATTTACATATGCTGTTGCACTCGATCCTAGTATGGGCACAGGTGGAGATAATGCTGCTATCGAAGTATACGAGTTACCATCTTATACACAAGTAGCTGAGTGGCAACATAATGGAACTGCAATTCCAGGGCAAATTAGAGTACTTGCTGATATATGCAAATACTTAGAATCTGAAACTAATAATCCAAACGGTATATATTGGAGTGTTGAAAACAACGGTATTGGCGAAGCATGTTTACTTGTAATTAACGACTTTGGTGAAGAAAATATCCCGGGTCTATTTGTAAGTGAGCCAATGCGTAAAGGACATGTACGTAAGTTTAGAAAAGGATTTAACACTACACACGGTACAAAGATTACAGCATGTAGTAGATTAAAAACTATGGTAGAAGGCGGCAAAATGTCTGTAAACAGCAAGCCTCTTATATCAGAACTTAAAAGTTATATTGCGTCAGGCTCTAGTTATCAAGCAAAGCCGGGTGCAGGTGATGACTTAGTAAGTGCAACATTACTTGCGCTTAGAATGATGGCAGTACTAAAAGACTGGGATCCAAGAATATATAACACGTTTAACCAAGCTGAAGATGATGGTGATTATGAACCACCGATGCCAATCTTCATTAGTTCAAACTATTAAAGAGTTGATAAATACATTATGCAAACATTAAATCTAGTAGCCAAAGAATTATTTAATAAAATTAGAGGACGCTTTCCAAGTGTTACTATAGGCGACGGTGAAGGTAATATAACTACAGAGCCTGAATTAGCAAGATTTTATGATTTTGATTTTAAAGCCGGTGGTAAAGCGGTAGGTAAAATATCGATTAGTTTAGAAGATCAATCAGTATCAGTAGTATACAACCAAGGGTTAGTTACTGATGAAGATGAAATTACTAAAGATAGTTGGTATGACTTTTTAAAGGAACTAAGGCAGTTTGCAAAGAAACGTATGTTAAATTTTGATACAAGAGATATTAATAAATCAAATTTAAACAGAAGAGACTATAAATTTTTAGCAAATAACCGTACAGAGGAAGAAACAATGAGCGAAGGAAAACTATACGGTACAAGTAAATTAAGTTATCAAGACTTTGATAGTGCAAGACTTGTATTACGTCATAGCCAAGCAGTAAACCAAGAGCGAGCTGCGGGCAGAACACAACATGTTGAAAGTATTTACATTGAAAGTTCTGAAGGTGAAAGATTTAAATATCCATATAAGCACATCAATGGTGCAAGAGCAATGGCACGCCACGTAGCAGAAGGTGGTAAACCTTTTGACGAGTTTGGCATACACATTGTTGGACTAAGTGAAGAATTATCCAAATTAAAAACATTTAAGAGTTACATGGGTCGCTCCAGTGTAATGGCAGAAGGTTTATCAGGATACATGGACGTTGTTAAAGAACGTGTTGCTTCAGTTAAGAAAACACTTGAAAGTCTTCAAAAGAAAGCATTTTATACAGAAACATTTACAAACTATGCAAAGGCAGAAATAAAAGAAGTACCACAAGACGTTGCAGAGAATTGGATTGATGAACTAACAGTACGTCAGTTTAACGAAGAACTTAAAGATGTATTTCCATACATATACAGCTTAGTTAGTGAAAACACTCGTGCAAAAACTTTAGGACCAATGGACTTAGAAGGCTACACAGCATACAAAGGCGACCTGTCAGAAGCTAGTGTAAAGCATGAGTTACAAGACAATTTTGATACACTGTGCCAAATGAAAGAAGAAGGTGCAAGTGAATCACAACTTGAAGCTGCTGCAGCAAAAATGACATTTGGGGGGCAAGCACTAGAAGCATGTTTATCTGGTGCTGATAATCCATTCGGCAGTGACGACCACGAACCAGACTTTGAATCACAAATTGAACAAGGCTTTGAAGAAATGATGGGCCAGTTTGCTGAAGGCGAAACCAACGAAGAAGTTGAAGTTTCAGATGAAATGAGAGATCAAATATCAGATTGG